AGCCCAGACTCACCCGTTTGGGTATCTCCATTAACAATTGCTGTTGATGGTCAAATGACAATTGGCGAAATCGCCTAAGCAATAAAACTAGGGGATTGGGTACGCTCAGTCCCCTTTTTTTTTAAAAGGAAATGGTCCAAATGGTATCAAATGGTATCAAATGGTCCAACAAATTAATAAGGAATAACAAATGACAGATGAACAAGTCTGGCTCAAAACAGACGAAGAAAAATTAAGATCCCTCATTGCTGATGAAGCAAAAATGATGCCCATGTTAGAAAACATGCAGGCTACTATTAGGCAACTTAAAGCCAAACAACAATTTCGTTTAGCACTATTAAATCAGCTACTAGAATCTGTAGACGATACCGCTAAATAATTCATGAACAATTAATTAGGAGAAACAAATGAATATTAAAGAATTCGCGGCTAAACCCAAACTAATAGAACTTAAAATCACAGACCCTGCATTACTAGAAAAATATGGTGAAGAAATTACTTTCTTTACATATGATGTTGTGGGTATGTCAACTTACTTTGATTTTTTTGATGCTAGACAAAAAGGTCAATTTGATAATTTAGGTAAGATGATGAAACAAATGATTTTAGATGACAAAGGCAAACCCGCTCTTGCAGAAGACGAAGACTTACCCATTGATATTGCTGCCGCGGCAGTAAATCTATTAGGAGAAGTATTGGGAAAGTCACAGAGCAAGACATCGACCCAAAAGAGTGGAAGACAGCGAAAATGATCACGATAGGTCGAATGGCAGAAAGATATGGCATGTTACCTAGCCAAGTAGTTATGAATGCCACGACCTATGATTTAATGATCAGCGATGTTCTTGCTACCTTTGACAAATACGAAGAATCTAAAGCAAAGGGTAAAGGTGTAGCAGATCCTAAAGTGTTTAATTTTACACAAGACGAATTACAAAACATGCTTAAAAAGGATTAAACATATGAGTAAAATCAACAAAAGATTAAACAAAGTATTAGCAACATTAGATGACAAAGAGTTAACTAAAGTTGCATACAAAAAATTTGTTGAAGTTACTCCTGTCGATAAAGGTAATGCAAGACGCAATACAAAGAAACAAGGTAATGAAATCGTTGCAAATTATCCATATGCAACAAGATTAGAAGAAGGATACAGCAAGCAAGCACCGCAAGGTATGTCAGAACCAACGATAGAATATATTCAAGAATATGTTTTTCAAAAGACCGGAGTTAGAATCTAATGGCAACTATTGATGTTTACAAAATAAAAATCGAGGTCGATGGCGATCAAGATATCAAGAAGGTACAACAAAATATAGATGAGTTATCTACAACATTAGGTAACGCAGGTAAAGCCATTGCAGGGTTTGGTCTGGCAGCTACGGCTGCATTTGCTGGATTAGCCACTTCTGCTGTACAATTAGCAGACGAATTAGTAGACGTAGCAGAAGGTTTAGGTTTAACTGTAGGTAGAGTATATCAAGTTGGTTTGGCTGCTGAAAGATCAGGTGGACAATTTGAAAGTGCTGGTAAGATGCTACAAAAACTTGCATTGTCGATTGATATGGCAGCCAAAGGCTCACAAGACATGCAAGATGATTTTGCCAAAGCAGGCGTATCACTTCAGGACTTAGCTACCTTATCAGATGAAGCATTGTTCGATAAAGTTGTGCAGGGCATTGCTAATATGGGTTCTAGTGCAGATTCTACTGCTGTTGCTATGAAACTATTAGGTAAATCAGCCGCTACTATCAAATTTGATACATTTGTTAATGAATTTAAATTATCAGCCGCAGAGGCTGCCGAAGCAGAAAAAGCAATGTATCTAACTGCTGATGCAGTAGGTGCATTAGAGATTGTATTTAGAAGATTTCAGATTGCCGCATTACAAGTATTAACTCCTATACTAAAACAAGTAAGAGAGTTAAAAATAGATACTGATACAGTAGCAACTGCATTCCAAACGTTAGGTACTATTATTGCAGCCGCTATAGGAGCTACAGTAGCCGCACGTATAGTAACTATTATAACCGCAGTAGTTCAATTAACCAAAGCATTAAGAGCAGCCGCAGTAGCAGGCGCAATCTTGCAAGGTGTAACAGGTATTGGATTAGCCAAAGTTATTGGTGGATTAGTAGGTGCAGGTGGCGCCATATACATGATGAATCAATTATTTGATGAGTCAGGTGAAAACGTCCAAGCAATGACAGGCGAAATTGAGAAGGCTGCTGATGCTGAAGGTAAAATTGTAAAGGCAAGAGAAATACAAGCAGGTCAAGATCAAATTGCCTTAAAAACAGCACAAGAAAAAACTAATCAATTAAGATTACAAATTGATCAAGCAAATAAATTACGCCAGCAAACTATTAGTTTGATAGGTGTAGAGGCTAATTACGCTAATTTACAAAAAGCTAATTTGCAGGCTGAAATAGAAGCCGAAAAGCAGATTGGTGATTTACAAGCCCTTATTAATCAAGAATTAGCTAAAGGTACAACCACATCTGCCAAAATAGTACAACAATATCAATTACAACAAGATGTAATCAGAAATAATTTATCTTTAATTAAAGAATTAAATCAAGAAGAATATTTTAGATTACAAGTACAAAAAAATCTAGCTACCCTTACTGATAGCATTGCCGCTAAAACTGAACAAATGGGAAAACGAGCTATAGATGCTAATGAAGAACAATTAATGGAAAAATTAATTCTTGGTCAAATAACACAAGATCAATTAAATCGTGAACAAGAATTATTTACAGCAAAACAAAATAATGCAACTACGATGGCATTATTACAGCAAAAATTAGATGATGCGACCGCTGATAATGATGCCGAAGAAATCAGACGCATAAACGATTTAATGGACAGAGAAAAGATGAGATTTCGTGATGAAATGACTCATCTTAATACGAAACATGCTCATGCAGAATTATTACAGCAATCTGCCGTTGCAGGTGCAATCGCTGGTATGGAACAACTTAAAGCATCAATGGAACCATATCAATTGGCGCAAGATGCAATATTACAAACATGGGGTACTATTGGTTCTGCATTAGATAATTTTGTCGAAACAGGTAAATTTAAATTTAAAGATTTAGCAAAAAGTATTATACAAGATTTGACAAAGATGATATTAAAAGCAATGATATTCAAATATATCTTTGAACCAATAATGGGCAGTCTTGGCTTATCTATTCCTGGAAGAGCAAATGGTGGACCTGTTGGTGCAGGAGAAGCATATATGGTAGGTGAGCGAGGTCCAGAATTGTTTGTACCAAAACAAGCAGGATCAATTATACCAAATAATAAACTTGGTGCCGCATCAGCAGGACCCGGCGTTGTAAATGCACCAGTAACAAACAATTATATTACAAATCAAATTAGTGCAGTTGATGCTAAGTCAGTTGCACAACTGTTTGCAGAAAACAGAAAAACATTATTAGGTACAGTGCAAATGGCACAAAAAGAAATGCCATATTCTATGGCTTAATAAATTAAAGGAGAAAACAAATGAGAATAGCAAGTGAAAAACAAGTACCACAAACAGGCGTATTAAATGTTGCAAGTCTAGGAGCAATATCTTTAACATGGGGACATATGTTAGGATTAGTCTCTATTTGGCTTTTGCCGTTAACTGTATTATTATACGTAATTGGCTATGGCTCAGAACTACGCAATGTAACAGAATTAAATTCATTTAAAAAATAATTAGGATATTGCAATGGCAGGATTACAAACAATTATTGACAATTGTAATGCTATAGAGATTGATAGACGAAAAGTTATTGGCATTCAATTTACTAGAAACGAAGTTGCAAGAACTTCAGAAACCCCAACCTATCAACCATGGCGTATCAATTTAACTATGCCCGGTCGTTTTAGATATAATGAAGCACGTGCTTTAATGGAAGCACTAGACACATTAGATAGAAACGTGCCAGAAACAGTCACGTTTGGCAACAATAGTTGTTTGTCATGGATATTCAGATATCAAGGAACGATGTCGTCTGCACAGATTTCTAGTATAACAGTGCAAAGTTTTGTAGGTAGTACACTAACATTAACTAATTTACCTTCGGCGCCATCAACAAGAATATTGTTTGAGCCAAATGATTTGATTCAGATTGGCAATAATCCATATCCATTTACTGTTCAATCACAAGTATTGAGAGGAGTAGGAGCAACTGTACAAGTTACTACACACAGACCAAATATTTTAACTACAAGTGTTGTAGGTAATGGCATTACAGTTGGTAATTCATGCGAATTTAAATTATTTTGTCCTAATATGCCAATATATAAATTAGTGCCAGGTGGATATCAAAAACAAAGCGGTGTTACTTTAGGTAATGCATTAATTGAATTTTCTGATGACTTTAAATTATATGAATGGGTAGCAACGGCTTAAGATTATGACACAAAACATACCAGAAGTACAAGATACAGGTGCAATCAAATCAGCAGAGTTTGTTAAATTAACAATCTTTAACGATTATACTGCAAATACGACTGCAAACATTGTAATCGATAATACCTATCAAATTTATACTTCAGGAAACACTGATTGGACTGCACTTGGTGCAACTAGCAATACAGTTGGCACACAATTTACTGCAAATGCTAATGGTACTACTGGCACAGGTACTGCATATGATATTAGTATCCATACTTTTAGTAGTGCATACAAAAACGAAACTATTGACGGTGATGTTTTTCTTGCATTAGGTGGTTTATTACAAGTAGGTGCACAAAACAGAGACTTGCGTGTTACTGCCGGTGATACAATTATTTCATTATCTGGTATTGATACAAATAATATCTTTGTTGTGCTTGATAGCAAGATCAGAGGTAGTGAAGTTGAAGTATGGCGTGGCTTTTATGATGACAATAATGAATTAGCCAATACATATTTAAGATTTACAGGTATCATAACAAGTTATGGTATCACAGAAGAACGTGAAGGTCAAAACGACAACTTTACAGTAGCAGTAGCAGCCAGCAGTTATAAAACTGTGTTATCTAATCGCATTGCAGGAAGAAAAACAAACGAAGAAAGTTGGAAAGTATTCAATCCAGCTGATACATCAATGGATCGTGTGTATGCTATCTCTGGCGTAGACTTTGACTTTGGTCAAGAGCCAAAGAATCAAGCCTATTATGGTGGAGGTGGT